CATTAGCGTAGCCGTTGAGAGGGGGGTGCGTCCTCCAATGCTAGTGCCCAAAGACAGTTCTTACCGAAAGGACGACCGTGCTGGCGGGGAAATCATGTTTGATCCCCACATTCCAAATGGCGTGCCCCAGCCCTACATTGTTCCATTCAACATTCAAAGTGTTGACTGGTTTATCCGCAGGCTAGAAGGGCAGATACGTTCTGCGTTCTTCAACGAGATGTTTAAGTTCTTTACTCAGCAGGAAATTGCTACCACTGAGAAGACAGCGTTTGAAGTTCAGATGCAGGCGGAAGAGCAACTCAAACTCTTTACCCCAATCTTTCAAAACATTGTGGACGAGTGCCTCAATCAAGTTATTGAGAACGTGTTTATTCAGATGTCTTTGGTCGGGGACTTTGATGACTTGCTTGAAGATTCGGGCCTTGAAGACATTAGCAATTTTAGCGTAGTATACAACAGCCGCATTGCTTTAGCAGTTAAGGCACAACGCACACAAGGTCTGCTTAGAGTCGCGCAAGCCGCACAGGTCGTAGAAGCGTTTGTTCCAGGTGCTGGTGCAAGATCCCTTGACTGGGAGCGTGGACTGAAGGAAATTGCCATTAACTCTACAGTGCCTGCCGAAATTGTTAATGATGATGCTACGATAGACCAGCTTAAGCAACGCGATGAGCAAATTGCAATGCTTACTCAGCAGTTGCAACAATTGCAAATGGCTGGGCAGGCGGTTAGTCAACTTGGTTCAGTAGGGGGGTAAATAGATTCGACGTTCGCGAATAGTGAACGGACGCCGCTGCGATGCGGCTACCTCCACCATTTTATGAAAGAAGGAGAAAAGGACTTAGTTAAAGCATATCAAGAATGCTTTAATAATGATTACGGCGAAACTGTTCTGCAGCATCTTAAAGATGTTTGTCGGATGAACCAGTTTGGCGTAGACCCAAATGTAACCAATGACGAGCTTAGAAGCTATCACTTTCTGAGCCGTATTGTTAATTATATTGAGTACATGCGGGGGCTTGAAAACTTTCAAAGACCTGAAGTGGATGGTCCATTTCGGATAATCAACGAAGTATAATGCCTACAAAGAAAACAGCAAAGAAAGCCACCAAAAAGGTGGCTACTAAAACTGCGTCTGCACCGAATGGTCCGACGCTTGAAGAGAGACTAGCCATGCCGGTTGAAGAGGCTTATCCCGATGCACCTGGTTTATATACCGCATATGGAGATAAGAATCCAGAATTCATTACTTGGCTAAACTATAATTATCCCGAAGATTACAAGATTAGGTACAAGTATAGGTACACTATTCTTGATGATCGAAAGAAACGCAGTGGTCCATCTCTGACTAGACAGTGCGTAGATGCCCAAAGAAAAGGCTTTGAAGATGCCAGGCAAAGACTTGGTTACTGTGCTGATGAGCATGGTTACGAGGGCATAATCAGGCATGAGTATGAGGTTGGGTACGAAAATGGCGGAGGTGTGCTGTGAGCGAAGAAACAGTTAATCCTTTAGCTGCACAACCAACAGAAGCACCTGTAGTTGAACAAGTCGAGGCGGCACCAGCCGCCCCTGCACAGCCAGTTGCTACTACAAACTTGAAGGATTTTATTGGCGATGATTTGTCGTTTAAGGAAAACATATTTGACAGATTGCCTTTGGAAGAGGGCGAAAATGTTGATAAGTATAAAGCCCTTGGCGATAAATTCAATTCGGTAAGCAGCCTAGCTAAGTCCTACTTAAACTTGGAGCGTATGCTTTCCAAGGAAAAGATGCCCATTCCTACAGACAACGATGGTGATGAGGTTTGGGATCAGGCTTACAAAGCTTTGGGCAGGCCAGAAACTCCACAGGGTTATCAGGCTCCAGAGGGAATAGATCCAGATGCAAAAGCAGCAACTGATGCAATCTTCCATGAAGCTGGGCTTTCGCAACGCCAAGCATCCAAGCTTTATGCGCGAATCGCTAAAGCCCTTGAAGACAACGCTAACAATCAGCAGCAACAGTCTACTCAAAGCATAGAGCAGGCGGTTCAAGCATTGGAAGCAGACTTTGGTCCACGAGGTGGCGAAAGCTATCAGCAAGCTTTGGACAAGGCTCAGGTAGTTGCAAAGCATTTGGGACTGGATGTTGCCGACTTCTGGACCATGCCTGGGTTTGCGTCTCGATTGGCATCTCAGTATGATACGCTAATGGGTTCTAAAATTAGGGGTGTAGAGAATACTAGCATAACGTCAGCCCAAAGCATTGACGAGCAGATTCACGACATTCAAAATAACCCGTCGAATCCGTATTATACTGCGTACCGAGATGGGGATCGTGCCGCTCACCAAAAGGTTTTAAAGCTTTTTGAAGAGAAGGCAGCATTAGCCCTTGGGTAATTATTTAAAATTTTACTTGACATTTTAAATAAAATGGTGTATAATATGCAGCATTCCAATCAGACAAGCTTATGCCCTGTGTCGGAAGCCCCTGCCAGTTTGACTGGGAACAGGAAATAAACCTGAACTACAACAACTAATTACATTACAATATGTCCTCACAATATCCTAATGCATTCTCACAGAAGTTTGCTTCGGACGTACATATTCAATACCAGCAGGGAGCTTCTCGTCTAAAGGGTAAGCTTGCTGAGCGTAGCATGGTTGGTGGAGAAGCTATGTTTTTGCCCCAGGTTGGAGCAATTTCTAGCGGAACCACTTACCTTCGCGGCTCTGATACTGCGTACATTGATACGGTACACGAAACTCGCAAACTCACTGCAACCCCAACTCGTTGGGCAGATCTTATTGATATGCCTGACCGCAATCGTAGCGTTGCCGACTTCCTCGGGCCATACGTCGAAATCGCTTCTGCTTTCTTTGGACGTTCTTATGACTCCACGGTTATCGCGGCTGCTACGGGAAATGCCACTGCTAAGCTAGCAGGATCGACTTCCGAATCTTCGGTTGCCCTTCCTTCTTCTCAACAGGTTGTTGTCAACCTAAGTGGAGCCAACGAAGGATTGACCCTTGCCAAGCTCATTGAAGCCAAGTCTATTCTTGGTAAAAATGAAGTTCCAATGGGTGAGCAGAAATACTTCGTCCACCGCCAAGAGCAGTTGGATGACTTGCTCAACAACGTAGATAAGGTCAGCGATTCTGACTTTGCCGCTGTTAAGGCTCTCGTAAACGGTGAAGTTAGTTACTTCATGGGATTCGAGTTTTGCCCGACTCAGTTGGTTAGCGTTTCTGGTGGCGACATCGCAAGCACGATTGCTTATACTCGCAGCGCTCTTGTTGCTGGTATTACTTCTGCTTTTGACGCTCGCGTTGAGCAACTGCCCACCAAGAACTACTCGTACCAAGTTTGGTGTGAGCAGGACATTGGCGCTACTCGCATTCAAGAAGAAGGCGTAGTAGAGGTACTCTGCGATCAGAGCCCATAGGCTCTTTAAATTCTAGGTTTTCCTAGTCTCTTTAGCTCACCTCCTTCGGGAGGTGGGCCTGGGAGTTTAACGTAAAAGAAGCATGGCAGTAACAAAAACCGATATAGTAAATTTGGCGGCAACCCATTTGGGTGAAAGAAGATACGCCGATCCTTTTACCGACACTAGCCCAACAGCCGAGCTTCTTAGCTTTCGGTATGACTTTAGTAGAAAAGAAGTGCTGAGGTCGCATACCTGGGGATGCGCTAAAAAAGATGTTAGCCTTTCCGCAGACGCAACTGCTCCAGTTCATACATGGAGCAAAAGATATTTAGTTCCTCAAGAGTCCTTAAGGCTTGTCAATATAGGCGACACGGACTTAGACGATTTACACTTTAAGGAGTACGAGCTAAAGGGGCAGTACATACACACTGACTTAGCTGCTCCGTTAAAGATTACTTACATTAGAGACGAAGAAGACACTTCTTTGTTTGATGCTTTGCTCATAGAGTCTATGGCACTTCACTTGGCAGCATCTTGCTCGTTGGCTATTGCTGATGACAAAGGGCTGACCCAAGGATTGTTTTCACTGTATGACAAAAAGGTAGAGGAAGCTAAATTTACAGATAGTCTGCAACGTCGCAGGCCAGTTGACAATATGTATGCTTCTTCTGCTTGGGATTCTCTTCACCACGGCGGCGAGGGAGCGATATGAGTTTGTGGACTAGAATAAACCGATTTAACGGTGGGTTGTGGTCGCCCCTATTGCATGGGCGTACAGATTTAGAAGACTACAATTCAGCTCTTAAAACTTGCACGGGTTTTATCCCTCTTAAATATGGTCCTGCTGAACGCATGTGGGGCTTTGAGTATGCGGCTGAAGCTAAGACTAGCAGCAGCATATTGTTGCCATTTAAATTTAGCCAATCGGTAAACTACATTATTGAGACTGACGGAACGTACATGCGTTTCTTTGATAGTTCTCAAAGCACAATTGGCAACGCCCAAGTTACGGTTAACATAGGGGATGTGTCGGCTTGGCAGGCAAGTACGGAATACAGGTATGGCGAACTGGTTAGCAATGGTGGAGTTGTGTACGCATTTGATACGCTCGGAGGTGGCGACTCTGCTGGCACATTTACCGCAGGCAACTGGCACGCTTTAACAGAAACAGAAACAACGGGTACGTTTATCTACGAAATTCCGTTGCCGATGAGCCAGTTTACGTCTTACCTGAACTACCCTATGAGGGCACAGGTAAATGATGTAGTCTATCTGGTAAATGAAAATTACGAGCCACTAACCCTGTCTCGTTACGGAGCAACCGACTGGCGAATAGAGGAAATTGAATTTACCCTACCTCCAGTAATTGAACAAAACTCTAGTACAACCACTCTGGCTGTTAATGGGTATGTTGGAAGCGGGGTAACCGTCACTGCATCATCTGCACTTTTTGAGTCCGGTCACGTTGGGAGTTATTGGGAGATAAGCGAAAAACGAGAGGCCCAAAAAGCAACCCAAGATTTATTTTCAGCAGGTACTGGCTCTCCTACTCCTTGGGACAGCGGTCCAGTCCCTATTTTTGGGGATTGGGTTTTTACTACGAGCGGAGACTGGAAAGGACAAATAGGTTTGTACAGATCTATTGATAATTTTTCTACCGAAGAACTTGTACATAGTGTTTCTAGCCAGGGGTTAGATAGTTTCAATATTACAGGAAGTGAGTCCAATCCTAAAGCTCAATATAAAATTAAAAATATAGGGACTTTTACTCCTGCAAATTCAGGCACTCATAGTGTAACAGGTTTAGCAATGATAACTGCACCAGCTATTGAGGTTAAAGGCAGTTTTAAAATTACTCAATACACAAGCTCTACTAGCGTAACAGCGGATTGGGTTGAGTCGCTTGACTCTACAGCAGGCGGTGCAGTGGCTGCTACTAAGTTATGGTCCGAGGGTGCATTTAGCAATGTACAAGGATGGCCTGCTGCTGTTTCTTTTTACCAAGGACGCATTTGGTTTGGTGGTACAGACAATCGCAAGCAAACTATTTGGGGGTCTGGAATTGACGATTTTAAAAATTTTGGAACATCCGTCCCTAACGTATTGGCAAGCGATGGCGTAAGCTACACGTTGTCTAGTGTAGAGCAGAACAAGATTAGATGGTTTGCTGGAGAAGACGCTTTGCTGATCGGAACGTCTGGAGAAGAATACTCTTTGCGTGGAGCCGACAACAATGCTATATCTGCTACCTCTGCTCCTCTAATTCAGGTTCAAAGTTCAATTGGCAGTGCCTACATACAGCCAAGACAAGTTGGCGGAAGTGTGGTTTTTGTTAGTCCTGAAAGACAGCGTGTGTACGAATTGTCATACGACTGGAGAGCTAGGGGTTACGCTGCTGAAGACTTGACTAGGCTTAACGCTAAAAACACTGGAGCTACTGGTCGAGCATACACTCAAATTGCTTACAGCCAAGATCCCTACAGAATACTTTGGTTACCCAACGTAAATGGTCAAATTGATTGTTTGGTTGTAGAAAAGCAAGAGGAAGTTCAAGCTTGGTTTGAACGCAAGCCAAATGATAATGGAATAGATAAGTTCTTAAGTGTTGCATCGGTTTACGGATCGGATGAAGACAATGTTTGGGCCATTTACCGAAACTCCATAACTGGAATTATGGACAACAAGTTTCAGGTAATGCGTTTGCGTTCTTCTGAAAACACAAGAAACTACCAATGGTTTTTGGATGCTGGCAAGGTTATACTTGGAAACAGCAGCGAAGCAACTTATCCCGATCCTAATCTTGGCAGCGACTTTACCCTTGTTACGGGAGCAGAACATTTAGGCTCTTACTCGTCCTTAACTGGAACTGTTAGCTCTAGCGGTACAACTGTAACGGGAACCTCAACCACTTTTACTTCTGACCTTTCTGTTGGAAGTTACATCAAAGCCGGTGGCAAGACCCAGCGTGTTGAGTCAATTGCTAGTGACACTTCTTTAACTACGACAAACGCTTTTAGTCCAGCATTGTCTGGGGCTTCGTTTGAACTAGCTCGTGGCAGGGATGACGTTTATGTTTTAGGCGATGGACTGGTGCTTGGCCCATATCAGGTGCACGGAGATCGGTTTAGCGTAGACGGAGAGTTTAGTGCTAGTTACAATTCAATTATTTACGGAGTAGCCTACCCATCAGAGATTGAGACAATGAAGTTGCAGGCACCAGCAGGCGATGGCATGTCCAGGAACAAAAACAAAAGGGCAGTTAATGTAGGTGTTGGTTTCTTCAGAACACTAGGTGGGGACATTGGCGTAAGGTATGATTACGAAGATGGTCAGACCGGGGAAAACTCCTACGAGATACAGTTCCGCACTCCCCAAGACAACATGGACACAGCCATTCCGTTGTTTACAGGCGAAAAGATTTTGCCATTGCCACACGGAAACTTTCGCTACTTCTCTTTATTTTACAAACAAACCAAACCACTTCCCGCGACAATACAGTACATGTCGCCACAAATTTTACCTAAAGGACAATAATGGGAGACCTCGCACAAGCTATATTTGGCGGCATACAAGGCGGTGCTCAAATTGCAATGGGCCGCCAGCAAAGGGCATTAGCTGAATACAATGCCAAGATTGCAGAATTAGACGCACAGCAGGCAATGCAGGACGCAGAAACCCAAGCGTTTATTGAACTGCAAAAAGGTCGCATGATTGTTGGCGAACAAAGGGTTGGATTTGCAGCAGGAGGTGTCGTGACAACCACCGGCACACCTGCAGTTTTAGCCGCTCAAGAGGCCGCTATGGCTGCTCAAAGAGTTGGAAATGTTATGATGCAGGGTCAGGCTGAAGCGTCCCGTCTACGGCGTGGTGCTGACGCTATGAGGTTTCAGGGACGTAGTGCTCAACTTGCTTCTACTGTTGGAGGCTTGACATCAATGGGTAAAGGTATATATAAAACACAAAAGATTTTGGAGGATAAGTAATGCCTAAAATACCCACAAGCAAACCACAGGACGTTAGGGCCAAACCATCTGTCGGGGGCCAAGTAAACATTAACTCCCAAGATTCATTTTTTCGCAGCATTGCGTCTGCGTCAGCGGAGGCTGGTCAGTTAGTTGAGCAAGCCAGAGTTGAAAAGCAAAAAGCAATTGACGTTAAAGAAGCAAACCGAGTTAAGATTTATCAAGATGAAAAGGCTGCGGAACTTGAGGCAAGGCTTAATGAAGCCGACATATCTGAGCATTCAGGAATCATAGACGATTTTGCAGCACAAAATAAAAAACTTGAGTTTGCTCCTGGTGTAAGCAAAACTGCTCGTGAATCCCTTCAGCAAAACAACGACCTGTGGACTCAGCAGCTTTATTCCAACAGCATGTCTTGGAGTGCCGAGAAGGCCGAAAAGGACAAGATGGCAACTGGCGAACAAGTTGTTGCTAATGCTATAAATGCTATGGACGTAGACGGTGCAATATTTGGAATTCGTTCATTAGGTCTTAGCCCAGAGTTGCAGCAAGCAAGAGTAAATGAGGCTTTAGCGGCAATAACTAAAAAGCAAGAAGACAATATTAAGGCAAACCGGATCGAGAGAAATGCAGTAATTAAGGACTCAATGGATGTTGCTTATCAAGCAGGGTTGTCGGAAAACTTAGATTTAATAAAAGCAGACGCTAGAAACAAAGGAGTCTGGAATGACGAGCTTGAGGCAAACTACCTTCAATATAAAAAAGGTGTAGAGAAAAAGAAATTTGATGATGGGTCAAAGGAATTTGTTTCTGCAATTTCTTTGTTAATTTCTAAAACTCAAACCCTTGATCAAATTGAGTCTAACAAATCTCAAATAGAGGGTTATGTTAAAAGCGGAAACATAACTCGTGCTCAAGCAAACGCCGAACTTGAGTCTAATGAGGCAAAAAGAAGATCGTTAATAAGTGAAGAAACAACTAGGTTAAGAAGCGATTTAACTCTTTTGTCCAACTTCAAAACACAAGCTCAACAAGGTTTATTAGATGAGCCAGAACTAGAGCAATATAAAAGTATTTTTGGAGAAGAAACTTATCAGGCACTTCTTAACATTAACAAAGGGCAACTTGGCTCAAAAGGAATAGACTCAGAAGAATATGTAGATGCTCAAAAAAAATTAGAAACATCTATTTATAGAAGCAATTTTTTTGATGCTAGGAAAAAAGATTTTCGAGGAATTAACGATTTAATTACAAGCGAAGATTTTACTCAAAATGCGAAGTTAAAACTGATGTCAAGTTTTCTAGCAGCTTTATACAAAGATGCTACTAAAGATGATATTTTGGTTTTTGCGTCTGGAGGCGAAAGCAATATTACTAAAAATTTTAAAGCAGAAGAAATCCACAGAAACTTTGCTAAGCACATTGCAACTAGGTTGTTTGATAAAACTGCGGCTCCTAAAGCAATTATTATTGATACAGAAGGCTTAAAAAAAGAAGAGACTATTGATATTGCCAAGCAGGCTTCTGCAAAAGTTTCTTTAATTAGTGCAGAAGATGCTTATGATTTGCTTTCAAGGTTTTGGACGCCACAAAAACTTAATTCGCTTACTGATGAAAATTATCAAGATGAAATTAAAAAATTTGATAATATATTAGGGGAAAAGGCTAGGAACTCTTCTACAAAAATAATACAAAATAAATTTCTTGAGTACCGAGGCCAAATAAGCGAATTTTACCGTGAGCGATAGTTTAACATCTTCCATTGAACCAGAAAGCAAGCAGCCCGCTCTTTCTGAAAGAGAATTGCTGGATCTTTACGAAAGCCCAGACTTATTTAAGTCTATAGTTGGCGGAGACGCATTTAACGCTATTGAAGAAATAGACCCAGATTATGTAAACAAGTTTATTGTTTCTAATTATTTATCTGAATCTCACAACATTGATAATGCACAGATATTAGAAAACTACGAATCATACGCAAAATCCATTGGGTATTCTGGGATTCCAGCAAACGATGCTAACGATATTGCTTCTGATATAAGAAGAACTCAAAGATTGTCCTTGCAGGAAGTTGAGCCAGTTACTTTTACAGAAGGAATATCTGGAGCAGCACAAAGGGGTGTTCAGAATTTGTCTCAAGCATATTCCTTAATGGGAATATCTGACCCCACCTATCAGTCTCTTATTGATGGAAAGCTTTCTGAGATTAATCAATTGGATAAGGTCTTGGAGTCTGAGTTAAATGTTAAAGTAAAAGAAAGAGCAAGAAGGCAACAAGAATCTGCTAGGCAATTTATTGCAGGAACATTGTTGCTAAAATCAAATGAAATTAAAAATTTTATTGATGCTCAATCCAAAATAGAGTCTGCCAAACTTTCCGAGGGTTACAAATCTTTTGTTGACAGTGGAAATATACCAACGTCTCCTAAAGCTTTTGGAGAATTTTTAGTTGGCTTCATGACCGAGCAATCGGTTCAACAAGCTCCTGCGGCACTTAAAACAATGGCGTCTGGGCTTGCTGGGTCTCCAGCAGTTTTAGCTACGGTTTTTTCAGAATCATTTCATCAAGAGCGTTCTTTTGAAATGATGCAGCACTTGAGGGAAGATGGCGTAAACTTTGACGATCAAGAGTCTTTAAATGCAGCATTATCTAATGATGAGTTAATGTCTGAGGCCATGCTTAGGGGCGTAAGTAAAGCTTTTCCAATTGCAATTACGTCTGCACTTAGTGCGTACTTGCCAATAAAAGGCAAAACTGCATTGGGTAAGCTGGGTCGAGAAGTTGTAACCCAAGCTGGTTTAGACTCTGTTGGAGAAGTTTTGGGTCAGTATTTTGCCACTGGAGAGGTGGACATGCGGGAAGTGATGCTAGAAGTTTTGGGTGGCACCACTCAAAGCGTTGCCGAGTTTAGCACAAAGATAGCAGCCAACGTAGCTAAAAGCCCAATTAATAGCATTCTCAAAAACGAGGATGGGTCGATTAAGTCTCGCAAAGAAGTGGTTGCCCTTTCAGAATACCTGCCTGACGACTTTGCGGAAGAAATGTCAGAGGTAGATCCAGTTACTGGAAATTTAGTTGTTGAAGCAACCAGGGGCAATTCCGAAGCCTATGACAGTTTAGTTTCCATTATTAGATCAGTTGAAGAATCCGAGGTAGAGGTTTCTCCAGAGTTAAAGAAACTATCTGATGCTGTTAATGAACTTGAAAATATCAACATCGAAATTCAAACAGAATTTGAGTTTACAGAAGAAGATGTTCGAGATGCTAGGCTTAAAGAATTTAAGGAAAGAGAAATAGTTAAAGGGCGTCCAGCTCGCATTACCACTCAGGAAAAAATTGCCAACCTTAAGGAAAAACAAGAGCAGTCTCGCAGAAAAGCAAAAGATGCTGCCAACGAAAGATTTTCTAAAATGGAAAGTCGCTACAAAGAAAAGGTAGCAAAACTTCAAGAGGAGGCCAAAGAAGCAAAGGAAAAGGATAAACAAAAATGGGTTGACGAGAGAGCTGATGCTAAAGAACTCTCCAAGCAGATTCAGGAATTTATTAATGTTTTACCCCCGGACAGTAGGGGCAAGGTCACTTTTGCTCGCAAAATGTCAAAAGCTACAACTGTAGACTCACGTCTTAAAGTTTTGCAAGGAGTAGTAGACAGAGTAAATAGTTTAATAGACCAAGACTTTGTCAAAGGAAGAAAAACTCTTTTGCGTACAGTTGTCAAAAAGGCTACTGAAGGCGACGCTAAAGCTGTCTCTAAAAGACTCGGGCCTAACGCGGAAATTGTACAAAAGATTGGCCGCATAATGAAAGGCAGTGCGGAAGAAAATGAAGCAGCAATGCTTGAGGAACTATCCCAGCTTTCAGAAGACAGCGAAGAAGGAAAGGTTGTTTCTACTCTTTACGATGCGTTTTCTAACATTAATACTAAAGAACCCAAGCAGCTTAATGCGTCTATAGCATTGGTTGAAGAAATAATTAAATACGGAAAGGATTGGAGAAAGCAGTTTCAGGAAAAGAAATTAGCAGAACTAAGAAAACTAAGGGGCGATTTCTTTGAAGAAATAGATGTAGTAGATCCTACTAAAGAAGAAAAGGCATTGCCAGAGGCTGATGTTAAGCGTTTAATAAAAAAAGATGATCCAACTGTAGCCAAGAAAGCAACGAGGGATTACGACTTACTTAGTTCACCATTTATTGAGGGATACGACGGACCTGGCCCCACTGATACTTCTGTTCCAGACTATAATTCTTTTCATTATGTTGTGTCAAATCCACAACAGCAGGAATTAAATGCAGCGATTAAATCTGGGGCAATAGATAATTTAGCCGACCAAGTAGCGAAAGAAGCTACTACTATGATGGATGATCCAGCTATTGCCGCTGGCATTGGTTGGTACGGACGGATGCGTAAACGCTTGGGTGCAATTTTTGGAAAAGATATTAACATCTTTACTCAGTTGCTGGGGACTACGTCTGCTCAAACTCCAGTAGAAACTAACTTTCGTTATAGCGTAGACTTGTACAATAGATTTAAATCTGGAGAATTTGATTCCAAAATCAAAAAGTACCTAAGACTGTACGGCCAGATGAAGGCAGGAACTTTGGGAGATTTACTTCTTAAAGATAGAGTTAAGAACAGCAAGGGTGTGCTATACACGCCCGAGATTATCAAAAAATCGAGCGGCAGTGCCCTACTTCGCTCGGCGGCGGAGCACTACGACTTGTTGCCAAAGCAGACTAGCGGGAAATTATACGGTACAAATTCTTACCCTGCGTTAAAAGCATTGGCTCAAGTTTGGTTTGATGAAAAGTTGGGTAAGGACAAAATGACTCCTAAGACACCTCAGTTCACAATGAACTTGAATGGTGAATCGCTGGAGGCGACGATTGATGTATGGGCAGCTCGTTTGCTGCGTAGAGTTATTTATAAAGGTCAAGAAAATGCTAGGATTTTGCCATCTCAAGAGACGGCAGTTAGCAATCCAGACTTTGCCTTAGGTCAGTTAGTGTTTCGTCGAGCAGCTCAGAAGCTAAATTTGAATCCTGACGACCTCCAAGCTTTGGTATGGTTTGGTGAAAAACAAATATGGGATGAGAATGGATGGACTGGTGCAGCGGGTGCACTTAAATCTTCGTTTGATACTCCTGCTGATGTGTTCTATCCTGTAGATGGATCGACTCGCAGCGAGGCGGATGCCAATTTAATACTTGACTTTTTAGCGGCAGAGCGTATAATTACCCGTGACATTAATTTTCCTGATGCCGTACAACCTACAAGGCAAACTGAAAACAGAAAAAAATATGACAAATTCCTTAGACAAAGTGTTATCTCTGATTACCTCAAATCCCGAGGAAGCGGAGCTATATATGAAAGCGTCTCAGTTGAATCAAACAGAAAACGACAAGTTACAAGATCAATTGACAGACTTAGAAGCTACACAGGTAAGGTCAGTTATAAAGCTGGGACTGGCAAAGAACCAAAAGGAAGCCTTAAAGTTGTTAAGCGAGGCCCCGTTCTAAACGAAAATAGATTCTCAAGAATTGCTAAAGCTAATAAGGACGGAAATAAATTTGGATCATCTGTTGATGTATTCAAACCTTCCGACTATAAAGGTTATGATTTAATTATAACCTCTAGCAAGCCTGGCGAAAGTGTTACGATGTCTATATCTCCCGAAGGAGAAGTAGGAAGCGTAACTAAATCTCCTGGTGCTGCCGCTCAAGATGTGCATGCAGCCTTTGACATGGCTATTTCTACTGGCAAGGTTAGGTTCTTAAACGGATTTGAAACAATACTTCCAGACAAGTATGCAGGTTATGGGTTTACTCCAGTTGCTAGGTTAAAATTTAATCCAGAGTTTCAACCCGAAGGTTGGTCCACCGCAACTTACAGCAAGTATAACGGAGGCCAGCCAGATGTAGTGTTTATGCGTTTCGATGGCACAATCGGAAGCGAATACAATCCAACTGGATTTCCAGAAGTTGATACATACGAAGAGGGTATACGACTCGCAACTCAAGAAGACGTAACGGCTCAAGCGGCAGATCTAAAAGAAGATGATTCAACTCTGACTACTTTGCCAAGTGGAGAAAAGGCCGAAATTACTCCTGGCGAGCCTCAAGCTTGGAAAAAGGTCAAACCTCCCAAAAAGTCAGTTAAGGCATATAAATTATTTAGAACAGATCCTAATCAACCAGGTAAGTTGTTTCCATTGTTTGTTGATGCAAAAACTCCAGTTATTGTAGGAGAGTGGGTAGAAGCTATTATTGGGGAACAGGCTAAGTCTGGAAAAGTAAAATCTGAAATTGGAGAACTTGCTTTTCGTCCAGGGTGGCACTCAGGAGACATACCAGTTGCTACTCATATTGGAGCACGTACAGATGCTCAAAAGAAAGCTGCTGCCAAAGTTGACGCTCAACGCCTTGAAGCGTACAAAAAACAGGGAATTGACCCCAAGGGAGCAAAAGACAGGGCAGCACGAGCAAAAATTAATAAAGAATTTCCTTATCCAAAAGGCACAACAACTCCATCAGTTCGCCCACCAAACCATGTTTGGGCAGAGGTAGAGGTTTCTAATGATGTTGATTGGCAAACAGAGGCTAATAGTCGTGCTGAACGCAGTAAGGCAGGAAACATTATAGCTCGCACTGCACATATTCAAGATGTTCTTCCCAAGAAAGGGCATTACCGTTATAAAACAAATTCCAACATGACTGGAAATTGGCTTATTAGCGGTGAAATGAAAGTTGTTCGAGTGCTTTCTGACAATGAAGTTAGCCAAATAAACAAAGAAGCTGGAGTTGCTGATTTGCCAAGGAAAGAGCCAGGTGTTACAGAATTACAAGAACCGCTTTTGCCTGAAGCTTTAAAATCGCAACAAGAATTAATACCAGAATTTTTGTCTAACATAAAAGATTCTAAAGAACTAACTCAGGAGCAAAAAAAGCTTGTTGAAAAAATCCAAGAGATGGGCCACGGCTTGGAGTTTTCAAAAAGTGACGGTAGGGTCATTGAGGGAAGGCTTCACGGTTCGGCTCGAAGGGGGCCAAAAGGCAAAAGCATTATTACCATTGCCGATGGTTTAGTTTCCGATCAGCAAATTCATTCAATTGGACATGAGTTGATTCATGCTCAACTTGCAAAACTTTCGCCAGATTTAAGGTCTAGGGTTTTTTCTATGGTAAAGGAATTAGTCAACGACAAATCCTTTATCAATGCTGTAAAAGAAAATTGGGATTTAGAAAAAGGATCTCGTGGTGACTTGCAAGCGTTTGAAGAAATACTAGCAGAACACGGCGGTCGAGTTTTAACTAGAAACAAATCAACGCTTGGAGGTGCCTTTAACAAAGTTAAAGATTTATTTTATAAAGTTTCAGAAATAATTATTGATCTTGCTGAATTTGCTTTTAGGGGCAAAAGCTCTTTAAAGCTAGATGACTTGGCAAGAGCAATAATAGATCTTGATGTAGACAGAATAGAAAGCATTACCGCAGACCAAGAGATCACTGTAATTGCAGGCTATCCAGAAAGTGACATTCAGCTATCGTTTTTTAAACAAAAGAAAAAGCGGAAGCCAGATGTCTTGCTATCAAAGCAAGATCTTGAAACTAAGCGAAATCTTGCAGGCGTTTTTGGCGAATGGCTAGAGGGTGCAGACTGGTACATATCTACGCTTGACGGTATAGAACAATTAATTGAAAACTTAATTCGTGTTCCTGGAACTCAATACGCTGGCAAGCTTCACGATCAAATTACAAAACCAGCATTTAAGGCTGCCGAAAAGTTTCTCACAAAGCAACGCACAACGAGAGAGGCTGCTTTTGATTCGTTCAACAAGGTTTTAAAAGACCAAGGATTAAATCCTGAACAAATTAAAGACTTGTTTATGGGCTTAAGAAAGCCGCCAAACTTCGAAAAGGGCGACAGCACTGGGGTTTACTTTGAGTCACAGCCCGGGTATGGAGTTAAGGAACAACCCATTACTAAAGACCAAGGCATCCAGCTTTGGATGTGGAGACAAGATAAAACTCTTCAAGGGTCTTTTGACACTATGCAGTGGACAGACGGTGTTGACGCCCAGCTTAATTCTTACATTGGCGAAGAAGGCATTGCTTTAGGCAAATACATGATGTCGGTTTACAAAAAACTGGGCGTCGAGATGAACGATGTTTTGTTTGAGGTTGAAGGATGGAAGCTGCCAATTATAGAAAACTATTCTCCGGTTTCTAAACATGCAAAAAATGCCGTGCTTGATATTGAAGAAGCAATGAAGGATGGCATTGTTAAGAGTACCGCAAAGAATAATTCCATGAAGTTGCGTGTTGACGAAAAAGCCGCCCTTGATGCAACCCGTGGAGCTTTAGAAGTTTTTGATAAGCACATTTCGGAAATGAATCATTATATTACTCATGGGGAGGTTGCAGCCCGCATGGAGAATTTGTTTGGTGATGATCGCGTTAAAAGAGCAATAATTCAAATTTATGGGCCACAAAGAGTAAGGCTTATAAAACACATGATCGACAATTTTACTCGAGGTGGAATTGATTATGGCCGAATTGACCCATTTGTTAGTAAATTAATTAGAAACGTAGCGGTTGGAAAACTAGCCATTAACTTCCCATCAGCAGTAAAGCAATTGGGTTCTGTTCCAGCATATGCAAATGCTATGCCTGCTAAGGAATGGGGTGCAGGGTTTCTTTCGTTTTTTAAAAATGCTAGTAGTAACATTAAGATTCTTTTAGAAACTGATTACATTAAAAACCGTATAACAACAACCGGTGACCGCGACCTGCGATCTATAGCCGAAAGCAAATCATTTCAACAGGCAGCAATGGGTGCCAAGAACTGGAGAGATCGTTTAATGATTTTAACCAGACTTGGTGACGTTGGAGCCATTATGGCTGGAGGTTGGCCTATATATAAAAAGACTTATGATGAAGCTATTGCCGCTGGAAAGTCAATAGAAGAGGCCAAAGAAATGGCAGAGTTTGAATTTGGCTTTGTTTCTGATAGGTCGCAACAATCTAGTAAGCCTCAAAATCTTTCTTATTTTCAATCAATTGGATCGTTTGCAAAGTTGTTTACTATGTTTATGACCTCGCCTATTCAGTATCAAAGAATTGTTAATTCGGCAATAAGGTCATGGCGGAAAGGAAGAGTGGATCTTCCAACAGCAATGAAAACAGTTGCAATTTATCATATTATACTGCCTCAAATTTTTACAGTTATGGGGTCAATGGGGCTGGGTTTGTTTTCTGACGATGAAGAAAAGCAAGAAGCGTGGTGGCGTAGACAAAGGTATGCGGCTGTTTTAGGTAATTTAAACGCATTCTTTTTAGCTGGTGACGCTTTGGAAGCTTTGCTTGGATCAATTATTAAAGATGAACAATTTTACGATTTGTCTAACCCTGTAGTTTCTGAGCTTTCAAGCATTGTTAAATCTGCCGCAAATATAGATGAAGAAGGCAACTTGTCTGATTTGGTTGGGTCTATGTTGCTATTGCTTGGTGGAATCCCCTACGACACTATTTCTAGGGAGTTCGAGGCCAAGTATGAGCTACTGCAAGGAGATGACGTATATCAAAACATATGGGGCATATCTGATTATGCAGCTTTTGAAACCCAAAAGAAAAAGAAGAAAAAGAAAAGCACCAGTTCCTACTACTTCAATTAATTTTTTACTTGACAATTACAGGGCAATGTGGTATAATACGCAGCATTCCCCATAACAACAAACACTAATTATGGCACAAACAATAGGATCACCAGCAGAAGTTTACAAAACTGTAAGCCCTCACGACACGAATAGGGTATTTACTGATGCTAAGTTTCAATGGATTTACGTGGGAGGTACGGCTGGAAACGTCGTAGTTAGCCCAGGTGGTGGACAGTCAAATGTCACTATCCCCGTTGCAGCTAACAGCTATCACCCAGTACAAGGCACCCACATCCTGTCAACAGGAACCACAGCTACGCCACTTATAGCAGCTAGGCTCTAATGTCGGCAACCATAGTTAAGGTCAAAGCCTTTGTAACCTCCCTTTTATTAG